ATTGGAACAGGAGGCTTTATAGCTACCCTTGAACTCTCTCCCGTGAACGAAGTGCTTGGTTTTTGCGTAGGTCTAGCGACCTTCCTTTATATGTCAGTATCCGCAATCAAGGTAATCAAAGAACTTAGAAAAAAATGACACCAGAACTAATAGCAATGCTCGGAGGAGGACTCAGTGGCTTCGTAATGAAGCTTATTGGGACACAGATGGAAAACCAATCCCGCCAATTTGAGCGTATGATCACATCTCAGCAGACAGCCGATGCCTCAGCCGATGCCGCCTCAAAGCGTGATAGTGGTGTTATAGTTCGTAGGTTCCTTGTAGTATCTACTGTCTTTGCCATTGTTCTTGCTCCATTCATCTTTGCGTGGACTGGCGTAGGTATTAGCGTTTCCAGAGATACTAGTGGCTTCTTAGGTCTATTTAAAGGCGTTAAATGGGAAACCATTCAAGGTTTCGTTATCTTACCTGAAATTAGGCAGACTGCCCTAGCCATTGTAGGTTTCTACTTTGGGTCATCTCAAATTAAATAAATGAATGAAATCTTGCAAATCATCGCATCCTTGTGGCCAGTGTCAATCGGTATCATTACGCTCATTGTTGTGCTGGCTCGTATGCATTACAACATCGAAGCTCTTACGGAAAAAGTCAGGGTCTTGTTTGATTTCCACAATAAAAGAAAAGATTAAATAAATTTTATGAATAAATCTGCTCAATCTATCTACACCTCGTTAGAGGGTCACCGCTATCAATATGTTGATAGGGCGAGACAATGTTCAAAACTGACATTACCCTACGTCATGCCAGACGAGGGCTTCGGCCCTCACAGTCGTTTAGAAACACCTTTTCAGGGCGTTGGGGCCAGAGGAGTAAATAACCTCGCATCTAAATTACTGTTAGCACTCCTACCTCCCAACGCCCCTTTCTTCCGTCTCAACGTAGACACCTTTGCTCTTCAGAATGAGGGCGCACCTCCTGAACTTATTACTGAAATTGAGTCCTCGCTACAACAAGTAGAGGAATCAGTAATGGATGAGATTAGTCGTGAGGCATACCGCACTGGCCTTCACGAAGCTTTAAAGCAACTTATCATCGCAGGTAATGCTTTAGTATACCTTCCCGATGATGGCGGCCTTCGTGTATTCCGTCTTGATCGCTACGTTGTAAAGCGCGACCCGATGGGCAAGGTTACTCACATTGCTACGAAGGAAACAATGTCCTACAAGACTCTCTCCGAGGAGATGAAAGCTGTTGTAGGCGAGGCTGACGACGCTAGTGAGAACGTCAACCTTTACACCGCTGTTTGTCTACAGGATAACAAGTGGCATGTCTATCAAGACATCAACGGCAACCCTGTTCCCGATTCGTATGGTACATATGCCATTGACCAAAACCCCTTTATACCTCTCCGCTTCTCCCGCATCGACGGTGAGAACTATGGACGAGGCTACGTCGAAGAATACCTTGGTGACCTACAGTCTCTTGAGAAGCTTACACAAGCTATCGTTGAAGGGTCTGCTGCGGCCGCTAAGGTGTTGTTCTTGCTGAATCCAAACGGTACGACTCGCGCCAAGGCTTTGGCTGAGACGCCTAATGGCGGCATCACTCAAGGCAACGCTGCTGATGTATCCGTTCTCCAGCTACAGAAATTTAACGACTTCCGTGTTGCTCAGGAGACAATGAACAGTATCAAAGAACGCCTAGGCCATGCCTTCCTTCTTACCTCTGGTGTTGTTCGTAACGCAGAGCGTGTTACCGCTGAAGAGATTCGTATGCTCAGTCAGGAGCTGGAGACAGCTATTGGCGGCCTCTACTCGCTTCTGTCTACCGAGCTGCAACTCCCCATGATTAACCGTCTTATGAAGGTTATGAACAAGGCCAAGCGGCTACCTAAGCTACCTGAAGGAATTGTTAATCCAATCATTATTACTGGTGTTGAGGCTCTTGGACGTGGTAACGATTTACAGAAACTTGATTTATTCTTGGCTGGCGCTGCACAGGTTGTAGGGCCGCAAGCAATCGCTGAATACGTTAGCGTTGGAGAATACTTCAAACGTCGCGCTACCTCGCTTGGTATTAAGACTACAGGACTGGTTAAGACCGAAGAAGAGATCCAACAAATTCGCCAACAAATGCAACAAAACCAGTTGACAGAAAAGCTCGGTCCTGCTGGTATAAAGGCACTGTCAGATCAGGCAGGTAACCTTCAACCAGAACCCGAATCTTAATTATGTCCGACTTACAACAAGTAGTTATTAGTGAACCCAGCGAAGACGAGAATATCACGCTCGAACAACAAGCAGCTCTGCAAGATGAGAACAACACGGATACACCCGTAGAGAATGAATCAGCAGAATCTCAAGAGGAAGCCCGTCCTGAGTGGCTTCCTGAAAAGTTTCAGTCTCCTGAAGACTTAGCCAAGGCTTACAGCGAGCTAGAAAAGAAAGGCTCAACCAGTAATAATGATTCTAAAGAAGAAGCTCCTGCTGAGTCTAGCGAAATGAATACCGCTATTGAAGCGGCTACCGCTGAGTTCATGGAAGGCGGTGAGTTATCCGACAAGACCTTTGAATCTCTTAAGCAAGTTGGATTACCTCGTGACCTTGTAGAATCCTACATGGCAGGACAAGGAGCCTTGGCAGAAGGCCAAGTAGCTCAGGTCAAGGAAAGTGTAGGAGGCGAAGCTAACTACGAAGCTATGGCTGAATGGGCCGCTGATAACCTCGACGAAGGTGACCTCAACGCTTATAACGAAGTTGTAGAGAGTGGCACTATTGACCAAGCTCGTATGGCTGTTCGCGGATTGTTTTCACAATTTAAATCAGCAGGAGGTAAAGCTCCTACTCTTATGCAAGGCGCCACGCAAGGTGCGGGCGTTAAAGCTTTCGCATCCGCTGCTCAGGTAACTGAAGCAATGCGCGACCCTCGTTATAAGTCCGACCCAGCATATCGAAGCACGGTCGAACAGCGTCTAGCAGTAACTACTGCATTCTAATTTAACTGCCCTCTTCGGAGGGCTTTTTTGTATAACCTCTCTATGAATGGCTAAACGTAAAGGGCTTTCCCTACGCAAAGAACATAAATCTAAAACAGGTGGTCTGTCCGAGAAAGGACGTAAATACTACAATCGTAAGACAGGTTCTAAGCTAAAACGACCTCAGCCAGAAGGAGGCTCACGTAAAAAATCGTTCTGCGCCAGAATGTCTGGAGTCAAAGGGCCAATGAAAGATTCTAAAGGGAGACCTACTCGTAAGGCTCTCGCACTGCGTAAATGGAAATGTTAATTATGAAACGTAAAAACCTAAAAATAACTAAGGGTAAAAAGAAGCCCTACAAATACTAATGAACGCTAGACAGGCACTAACGCTTAAAAAGCATAGTAAGCATCATTCAAAAAAGCACATGAAGCTTATGAAGGATGAGATGCGAAAAGGGAAAACCTTTACCCAAGCGCATAACCTAGCACAAAAACAAGTCGGCAAATAATGGCTAAAATATGTCCTAAAGGTATTGCTTGGGCAAAGCGTACCTTTGATAAATACCCCTCTGCTTATGCAAACATGGCGGCGAGCAAATATTGCAAAGACCCCAACTATGGCAAAGGCAAGCGTAAGAAACTCTCAATCAAGAAAAAGAAATAATGGGTGAACTTGCAAGATGGAGAGCGCAGAACTGGGTACGCATCGGAACAGATGGAAAGATTAAAGGCCCTTGCGGCACTTCTAAAAACAAGAAGAACCCAGACCGTTGCCTTCCGATGGCTAAAGCTAAAAGCCTATCCCAATCTCAACGAGCAACAACTGCTAAGAAAAAGAAAAGAGCAGGCTCTAAAGGAAAACAATTTGTAAGTAACACCAAGGCGGCACGAGTGTCGCTCCGTGTAAAAAAGAAGAAATAACTTTCGTCCCTAAGCTAGTAGTAGCGTAAGGCCCTTTGAGGAGGATAACCTTAGACAAGCAAACCCTGCCCACGGACACCTCAAACCCTCAATATTAATCCAAATAAGGAATAAAAAATCATGGCTAATGGCAATACAAGTCCCTCTCGTTTAGGGCAAGTCAATGCTACAGGTGATGTAAATGCGTTGTTCCTGAAGGTGTTCTCAGGTGAAATCCTAACTACGTTTGAAGAAACAAACGTGATGAAGGACTTGCACATGGTACGCACCATTCAGAATGGCAAATCTGCACAATTCCCTGTTACTGGTATCGCAAGTGCGAAATACCACACTGCTGGCGAGAACATCGCTGACGGAGGTAACAGCTACCTGTCTGCAATCAAACACGCTGAGCGCGTCATCTCTATTGATGATGTACTCATCTCATCAACGTTCATCGCAAACATCGACGAACTAAAGAACCACTACGACGTCCGTAGCATCTATGCTAAGGAACTCGGTAAGGCACTGGCAAAACGTTTCGACATCGCTACGATGAAGACTCTTGCCGCCGCCGCTCGTGGTACTTCAGAAATCGGTGGAGATGATGGCACTATTCTTGGTGCTTCCTCTTCGTTGTTCGCTGGTGCTAACGCAACTGCGGCTGAACTTATCGACGCTCTCTATGGCGTTGCTGAGTCTCTCGACGGTAAGGATGTAAGCGACGAAGGTCGTTTCGCTATCCTGAGCCCTGCCGACTACTACACCCTAATCACAGCAGACAACAGCGCAGTGTCGCTTGCGTCTAACCGTGATGCTGGTGGTGTTGGTAACATCGCAACTGGTACAATCAGCCAAGTCGCTGGTATCAATCTTGTAAAGAGCAATCACCTTGCTACCGTAACGGTCGCTGAGGCTTCTCAAGACCAAGATGACGATGGTGTCAACAATGACGTCTTCGGTGCTAATGGTACTGGATACAATGGTGACCTCTCTGCTACCCGCATCCTTGCAGGTACTAAG